GCTGAGAGTGGTGTTCCTTATTTTAATCCTTATATGCAATATTTTCAACCATATATGCCACAAATGCAGCAGATGGCAGTTAATAATCCTATGGTTAATGATGCTAGAGAAGCAGTAAAGTCTAATTCCACTGTAAATTCTATCAAAAATGCAGTTAGTGGCGTTGTTCCAGATGAATATGCCGATGAAGGTCCTGTTACTCAAATAGCATCTGCAGTAGCCAACATTTCTAGTAAAGTTCAAGACTTGCCAATTATAGGTCCTGTAGCCAGAGCTACAAATATGGTTAGTTCTGGTGTTGCAAAAGTTGCAAAAGTTTTTGGTTTTTCTAAACCTGTAAATATCGATCCTATAGCTCTATTTAAACCTATAGCTACCACTAACATGGCTTGGGGTTCTGGTAAAGATACTTCTATGAAGTTATCAATGGATCCAAAACAAGAAGTCACTATTCAACCTATGGGAGGAGAAGAAAGTATCGATCCGATGGCCATTAATTATATAACAAGTAGAGAATCCTATTTTGAAACTCTTACTTGGGACACCTCAGATGTACCTAGAACGACAATTTTAGGAGTTTTCCCCATTAGTCCTATGATATATGGTGGAGTTGGAGGTCAATATCTGGCTCCTACTGCTATGGCGTTTGCAGCTCTCCCTTTCAGACATTGGCGAGGGACCATTTCATTTCGTTTCGAAGTCATAGCTAGTCAATTTCATAGAGGAAAATTCATAGTTGTTTACGAACCCAATGTAGTTGACCAACAATTAATTATTGGCGATAACTCAGGCTCAGCTAAAACAAATAAGCTAAATCAACAATATCTTTATGTTATGGATATTGAAAAGGAACGTGACGTGACGATTGATATTGGTTATATCGGTGATACTCTATACAAGAGAGTTGGTGAAGATGCAGCAGTTCCATTGACTTACAAAGATACTACCACACCATATAACGAAAGACAGGTCACTGGATTTATCTATGTGAAACCATTAACTAATCTTACTTCTCCTACGGTTCAAGCCGGAGCAGGTGAAGTAGATATTAATGTTTACGCTTTTAGTGATGATTTAGAACTAGCTGAACCAAACAGACCTAGATTTAATCGTGACGTAGTTACTGCTGAATCCAAGGTTAATAGAAATACTTTTCAAGATTACGCAGAACAACGAAAAGAGGGAACTAACTTTAGAACTGGTCCTCGTGTTCTTATTAACAAAGTCAAAACAGATCATACTAATGCATCTAGTTATCATTTTGGTGAAAAGATTGTATCTTTTCGCCAGTACTTAAAGCGCGAGGAGCTCACAGGTGTTCATAATATTTCCACTGCTTCCGGTGGAACAAAATCCTTAGAATTTAAAATGTATCCTATTGACACACCAGATACTCTTCCACGCATTCAAAATAATGCAGGTACTTTGGACTCACTTACAGTTCCTTTAGCTGGAGACAACAGATTGTTGGATAGTTCAAATTCAGGTATTAATTTGTTTAACTATCTCAAACATGGATATTTGTTTTGTAAGGGTTCTTACAGGCATAAATTAGTGTTTGACAACAATTTGCAATTCAGAGGCAATATTAATGTTGCTCGAGATAGAGTAGACAACACTCGTGTGAATGCAGGAGACAATATTACTATGAATTTTGTCGGACAAAATGCATTTCACAGAAATATTAATGAATTTTTTGAAGTTGAAATTCCATATTATTCTTATAATATGTTTGAACTTGTTCATTCTTTCAAAAATTCAGATACTCCTTATTCTAGGATTTTCTCTGATTTTAGGGAAGGTTTTAGAGTGAGAATGGAATTAGAGAATACTAGCCAAGATTTTGAAGTATATGATTATACTCATTCTGGAGAAGATTTTACTTTTTTCAGATTTCAAGGCGCACCACATTTTAACTTTCAAAATGTTAATTATGGTGAATTTAGTACATCTTTTTCCTTGAGTTAATTTTTTTTTTTTCTTTTAACGAGGTTTTCCCACGAAAACTTCGTGGGTTTTTTCCTTTTTTTAAACTCTAATCAGTAAAAACTGGGTCGGGCGGACGACTAAATAAAATTACAAAAGCGGATGCTTTTTGTAATCCGCACTTTTATGTATTGGACACATAATTGTATTCCGATTATC